GTGGCGGAGGCGGAGGCATACCGCCAGTAGCTTGTATTTCTTGTGCAGCAAGTTGGTACTGTTGCATCTGTTCTTGATATTGCAAAATCGCCTGAACCATGGCAGGGTCGCTAAACAGCATTTCCCATTGCCGGTTTTCCATTTTCGCTTTGTTCTCGTCCAACTCAGCATCGTCAAAATAGCTGGACGAAATCGACTGTCCAAGCATACGCGTTACTTTCCGCACGTCCGCAACACCGGTTTTCGGGTCAACGAACATTCCTGCGCCCCACATCTGGAAGATTTTCGCGTCACGCACCGCGCGGACTTCCGGCAACGACGATCCCGGTACTACGTCCACGACTTCGTTTCCCGAAAGGTCAGCCCCGGAAAAAGTAAATGCCTCGATTTCGCCGTTTTCTCCGACGATTCGAAGCATTTGCTCCTCGGGAAAATGCTTTTTGACCAAGCGGAGTACCTTTTCGCCCCACTTCTTGATGCCTTCTTCGTAGCTATGGGCCGCGATTGCCAGCTTTGTTTCATCCTGCTCCACAAGCAGCTGCAACCCACCGTAGGTGTCCACGCCCTTCGGTACGCTTCCTTGGCTGATTTCGTGCGCACCGGAAATGTCTTCCATGTCCGCCTCGTCGCGCTCCATGGCGTTTTGCCAGCCGTTTCCGGGCTCGGGACCGTTTTCACGGTTAGGTTTCAGCCCGTTGATCGGCGTATAGTGTACGATTCCGCTGATTTCATCACTCAGTTCGCTTTCATCTTCGACGGAATTGATCGGCACCATCCATTTTCCGATGCCTAATTCCTCAAGCATCCGCGCTTCCGCTGTGCGCTTGACGTTGTACGAAAGTTGCGGCGTCGTCATGTCCTTTACGATGCCGTCGGCAATAGCGCTACCGGGTATCGGGATCATCGGGAAGAATATCCACGGGTTTTCTCCCGGGTCCTCATCGTTGTCGAGCAGTTGTCCCCCCGCAACGGTGATCTTGCGTCCGTTCGGATATTTTGCACTCGGCCATTCCCAATACTCACGAACCATCGCGTGGTTAAAGAACCGTTTTCGCGGATCGGCACTAAACGACAACTCAAACGAAGATCGTACCTGGATTTCCTCGGGCTCTACTTTGACACCGTACTCGTCGTAGATTTCGTCAACATCCTTCGGAAACTCGTGAACCACCCATTTGATTTCTTCGATGTCTTCCGCCGTAGGATCGACATAGTACTGCATCTGATCGACAACTTGCGTCACGATCTTGCCGGTTTTGGTCGGTAGGTCGTCGAACCCTAGTTCCTGCGCCAACTCTCCGATAGATTCAATCGGGATATCCTCGCCTTTGGTTTTGTCCGCATATACTTTCAGCGCAGGCATACCGTCCACGAGCATGTGCAGTTTCAGGCGGCGGCTTTTGTGGTCCATCCGGTCTTCATCCCATTGGTACTTGAGAAATTTTAAACCGGCGTTCGCTACCTCAATCCGCTCGTCGTCATTGGTGTCGGGAAGAACCTCAATCTGTACACGGTTTTTCGTCAGTTTGGCAAGCAGCGTCAAAATCAGCGGCTTGATCTTGTTGTACGTGTACCGTCGCTCATTAGCGCGCGGCTCGGGAACATACACCACTTTGCGAATGTTGTCCCACTTGATCCATTGGTCGCCTTTGAAAAACGACCGGTTAATCTGTATTTGCCGCAGTACGCGCCAGTTTAGCGCAGCCTCTTTTCGCTCATCGACGAGCTTGACCAGTTCGTCGGCTTTCGATGTCGGTTTAGCCATCTACACCGCCGCCTTTCTGCGTCCGCGTCTAGGCGCTTCGTCTGCCTCTGTAACGTCCTGTTTTTCCGTCTGAGGCGCATTCTGTGTCACGGTAATGGTGTACCCTTGCACCTCGACTTTGTGAATCTCAAAAGGGCGAAAATGGAGGTCAGGAAAGCGCTCCGGGTCAGTACCTTGCGTGTATGCGTCCTGTTCGTCTTGTGCCGCGACATAATGGCGAATGTTGCCGAAAATGAGTTCGTAAACGTGCAATGATTACACCTCCTTTATGCGATATACGGACTTTCTTCTTCCTCTTGTTCCTGCGGCTGTTCTAACCTCTTCTCCTTGATCACCTTGTTTGTGTACTCCGCAAATGACGGTGCCTGAATGCGGTCTAGCAAGTCTTTGCGCTCAGCATTCCATTCCGCCTCTTTTCGCTCCATATAGGCATTCCACTGCCGACGTTGCGCATGTAATGCGAAAAGGTGCAAAGCCGATAGAGCGATCATGGCGGATATGGCGACAATGTAAAGGATCATCCCACGAACGCACTTCCTTTCCTGCGCTGTTTCGCGCGTTTGTCTAAGATTTCGAGATGTTTCCATGCGGCCTCGTCCGGTGTCGGATGCTTCGGCTTTTCCTCGATCTTGCCGGACATATAAAAATAGCGATGTAGCGCTTGGCTCATCGCATCAACTTGGTCATCATTTGCACCTTTCGGGAAACTCGCGCATTCCTCGACGAAATCATGCACCCATGAGGCGTTACGTGGCAGATACACGTTTCCGGCTTCGATAAAAGCCGAAACCGCGTTAACCCGTGCAACTTTGCCGCCTTCCGGATTAACGGCGATAATTCCGGGTATCTCCCGTTCAAGCGTCTGAATCACGGCTGATCCGTTCGCTTTATCCTCGATCAGTTTCAATGCGGCTTTCGGATACTTCTTTGTCAGGTTGCGGATCGTCTGCAACGTGGCCGGAAAGTTCATCCGCGCGCGTACTTGGTCAATCAGATACACATTCGGTCCGTTGCGCCCCCACACCTGACAAACGACATAGTCGCTATCGTCCTCGTCCTTGAATGCGGCGTCCACGCTGATCAACATTGATCCGACTTCCGGCAACACGTCGTAATATCTCCACCAGTCGCGTTTGAGTATGTTCCCTTCCTGCGATGTGGGACGCCCTTGAAACAGCGCATTATATGATGACGGAAACGCCTTTCTTTCCTCGATGAAGGCATATCCGTACCGTTCCGGCCACAGCGGTTCACCAAGTTCGCGGTTGAGCGGATTGCCTTCCTCCGCTATATGCTTTTCATCACACTCCAGCGGCAAATTGATCTTTTTCCACGGCAACACCTTTCCATATTCGGGATTGAGCAGACGGCCGCACAGGTCGTCTTCATGCCAGCGCGTCATGATGATGATGACAATTGCGCCGGGATGGATACGTGTACTGATGGAGTCCTGCCATTCCTCCCAGTGTTTTTCGCGTATGACTTCGCTGTTTGCTTCCTCCCGGTTCTTGATCGGGTCGTCGATGATGATGCAGTCGCCCAGGCTGGAACCGGTGATGCCGGACATGATCCCGCGAGAAATCATGCCGCCGCGCGTTTTTTCTCCTGTTTTGGCGTCGATGATCTCCCATTCGCCTTTGCTGTTGGTGTCCTTCGATATGCGGATCCCAAAAAGTTCCTCGCCGTAGAGTGTGATTTTGTCCCGGTTTCTTGCGCCGAATTTGCTGGCGAACGTCTCGTTATAGGAAATTTCTATAACGCCTTCATTCGGAAATTGACCAAGAAAGTAGCTCGGGAACGTCTCCGTTATGTGCATGGACTTCCCATGCTGCGGAGGAACGTTGAACATGAAATATTGCGTTTCAACCGGGATTTCGCCGGCTAACATGCGTTTTCGTTTCTCCACCGCATCATTCAGCACGTTTGCGATGTATTCGCCGTGCCTGGTGTATTTGTAAATGCGGATATGCGTGTATTTCACGTACTCGTAATAGTCGCGTTTGGCAAGTTCCTTCCGAACATCGTCAAGACTCGGTAGTTTTTGCAAGGATACGCTCAAGCTGCCTCAACTCCTCGACGGTCAGGCCACTCAGATCGGTTTTGGTATGCGTTTCAAACGGTTTGCCGTCCTTGTTGCCGATGTTGTTGTCAATATCCTGTTTGTTCTTCCAACCGTAATTGTTGACCATGTTGAAAATGACACCGGCTGTGTTTCGGTTCGTGAAAAGCTGTTCCTCCGCATACGCCTGGCATTTCAACTTTGCCTTTTTGATAGTGTCAGAAAATTCGTCTCTTTCCTCATAATCCAGCAACGTTTCTCTTGTTGTATCCAAAGCCAAAGCCAGACCTGTAATGGTGTACGGCTTCTTTTTCTTGTCGCAATCCCGAAAATAGGCGTCAATCTTTGACTGCAACTCCTTGGCAGACTTAAACTTCAACGGTCTGCCGACTTTGTTCTTGTCTGCCATCACTCATCATCCCCCTTCCTACTCCGAAAATACGCTCTAAGCCACATCCACCACCAAAGGGTTGCAAACAGCAGCAATATCACAAACAGGATCAGCGTTTGCTTAAAATGCGGCGTGAATATCATGTCGATCACGCTCTTGTGCAATATAAAAAGCACCGGTTAGGGTGCATGCTTATCATCTTGATCTTCTTCTTTCCTTTTTCCGTCGAGAATGAAATCTTTCATTTCATCATAGTCTCTATCGTAAATTTCCTTTACAGTTTCTCGATATTCCTTTTCGGTAATTATCCCTCGATCTTCTAGCAACTTTGCCAGTGCTCTTGTGCGTGCCCAATTACTTATTGCAGTTACAAATAGACCTGTAAACAAATCCCACTTCTGTTCCTCATCCTCCCCTTCTTTAAGCACTTTCAGATCAACTGTAAATGTTACAACCGTATCTTCGTCGAGATCGTTTTGATAGGAATGTATGCTCGTCCTTCTTCTCGCCTTGAACTTTTCTCCCGATTCTGGAATTTCAACATCGAGGATGTCTTGTTTCAATAGAGCATCATGCAGTTCCATGCTCGTCTTTCCTCTTACCCAAAACTTGATTGTATGAATTGTTTGCGTTTCTCCGCTTATTTCATCTATTTCGTCCTTTTTTTCGTGCTCGGTTATTCTGATTCTTGCTCCATTGACAATGATTACGGACATTATATCCCCTCCCTGCGACTATTTTCCCACAGGAAGGCTTTTCCTGCAAATCAAAAAAGCCGCACAAAGCGCGACTCTCTTACACAATTTTCGGTTATATCTATCATAGCACACAGTTTGCGGGTTCTGTGCTGAAAAAACTTGATGATGTTCACAAAATTGTCACATTATGTTCGTATTATGTTCGTATTGACATCGTGTTATCGCCGTGATAATATAAAGTCAAACAAAGCCGACGGCCGACGACAGGGCGGCGGGCTGAAAGGGGAATTCAAAAATGAAAAAAATTGAGCTGAAAGTAGAAAACACGGGATTGTACGGTAAAAATGAATTTGGAACCTGGGAAGAAATCCGCGAAGAACTGGCTTTGAAAGTGCCCGACTGGAATGAGTATGAAATAACTAATCACAGCTGGATCGGAGGGAAAAAACATTACTGGGGGAATTTGATCGACGAAAAGAGGAATGTTGTATACACATTTTTCGCCGTACTCGATAGCGAGGAAGGCGAAGTCGAAGTCATCAGAATTGAGGAAAGAATTGAGGAAAACGAATAAAGACCGCCGGTCTCACACACTGGCAGGCTTCGGGGAGAGTGACTTTTCTGGGTCTCCTCTCCCCTCCATTATAACACAAAACGGAGGGAACGAACAATGAACATGGACCAACTACAAAAGATCGCAGAAAAACACGGTGTAAAAACTTCGATCCGCAAGGTATTCGGCGAATACTACGGCCACATTAACGGCGTATCGTTCCGGATCAGCGACACCCGCAATTTTGAGCGGAAATGCGCCGAACTGAAAAACTACCAGCCGCCAGCGCCGATCAACCTGACGGAACGGCTGATTAAGATAGAACAAGCGTATTTTGGAGGGGTTGAACAATGAAATTCACAACCATGCAAAACGGCGTCATTACTAAAGCGTTCAACACATACGACGAGGCCGAATCGTATTTCGGGACGGACGCAATAATCATTCCGATCCTCTCGCTCAATGATTGGGCGAACATGCACAAGGATTACAAAACCGTTATCGATGGAAAACCGCACGTCGTCTACTACGGCAAAAACGGAACGGTCCTCGGGCCGTGTGAAATCGTATACGGTTATCCATATTCCCCCGCCTGACGAGCGCGAAAGCGCCTTTGGGCCCGGTGGCTCCGGGTCGAAACGCCCTCCGGGGCGTCGCGGGAAGCCGCTAAATCAGAATGGGGAGTGAATACCATGTTTGGAGTTTTTGAAAATCGCGCAGCGGGCGAATATCGTATCGTTGAAATGGACTAAAACACGCCTGAACAATTCGGACATTTTTCCCTGATCGGAACGTTTCCAACGGAGGAAG